AGCAGTTGAGGCATCAATCTGATTACCGTCCTTATCAACGATGTAAGTTGTAACAGCCATTATAATCTCCTATGCGGCTAATTCTAGTTCATCAGATATGCGCCAAGCATTGCGCCATTCTCTTGTTTGAGGCAGTTGCCCCTTTCGGCAAATTACCATCTTCGGCTTATTGCCACCATCCCAATTCTGCCAGACGTGCTGTGGCACATCCTTCTGAATTAGGTATTCGATTGCTTCTTCTTCAGTCATCGCTGGCATTGGCTCTGTCTCGTGCAACAGGTAGCCGCGAGTATGCTTCTTGAAGTCGGGCTGGGCTTCGTCCTTTGCCAGTTCCCAATAAACCCATACAGGTGGCAGGATACCGCCCTGCAATGCACACGCCATCCAGTTAGGGTCAGGCACAAGTATCTTAGCGCACTCATCAATGCTGTCCTCATAGACCACACGATAGTCAGACTGGTACGGCTCTAGGTTTTCCTTTGCCCAGCAAAGCCTTTCCCAAAGATGTGTGCCTTTGAAATCAGGTGTCTGCATTATGCTAAGTCTCCGTGAAATGCAACAAATACTCTTGCTGTATCTACAACGCTTGATGTGTTATTGAAGTTATAAAATCTAAATGCTGTTGTCGTAGGGGGGGTACTACCGTTAATGCCAACAAAGTCACCTGCGCCTGTATCCTGTGACATTCCTGCCGCCATATAATCAGAGTTCCCAAAGGCACTGCTGACTGTTATTCCGTAGTTGCCACCACCAGCATCTGTCAGACTGCTCAAATTTAGGCTGTCACGAGCCGCAATAGTTCCCGTGCCGTCAAAATTAACCCACGCCTTCGCACTACCCTCGACAACATAGTTCGTGGCGATTGACCCAGCGGTGCTGTGTTCCAGCGTATCTGCTACAATTTTACCTGCCATTACGCTAAGTCTCCGTGTGCGCTAAATGAGAAGATGCCGACATCTAACGGGCTAAAACTATTATTACCTCTGACGTTTTGTACTTCGCCTGTTGTGTAGGCGTTTGCCCATCCAACCCCATAATTGTCGTCAATTCCTTGTGGCGTATAATTTACGCTACTAAACGAGTTTGTATATTGGGGTTTATAACGCCCTGTTCCACCGTCAGTGCAAGATGTTACGTTTAGACTGTCATTTACCACTATCGTACCCGTGCCAGTCAAGTTCATCCAACACTTCGCCAGCCCCTGTTCCAGAGACATAGTAGCCGTAGCACCAACCGTCACGGTGATGTCGTTGGCGGTGGTCTTGCCAGTGAGGGTATCTACTTTTATCTCACTCATGCTAGGTCTCCGTGAATAACTATCTGCACAAAACTATTGTCGGTATTAGCATCACTTATATTTGTACTTCTAATTCGACATCCTGAAGCAGAAGGGTGTGAACCAGCAGGTGTGCCAAACTGACTTCTTGCGTTACCTAAAAAAGAAGCAGGATAATTTGCGTCAGTCATAGCGTTTGTTAAATTCATCGTTTGGTCGCCAGTGCCACCATCTGTGATTGAACTGCCGTTGAAACTATCGTTAAAAGTTGGTGTTCCTGCCGTACCATCAAATGTACACCAACCTTTTGCCGCACTTTGCTTAGTCAGCGTGACAGGACTGGTGCCATCACTTGCTGTGATTGTGTCTGCTCTTAACTCGCTCATGCTATCACCAGATTACCGTTTACAGTCACAGTAACTCCTGTTGCTACAGTTAATGGGCCAGCGCACAAGCCGTTAGTGTTTGCCGCCACGGTAACGTCAGTGTCTAGCTGTTCCTCATGTACACGGATAATATCAGCTAAACCGCCGCCACTATCACCTAAGAACGAACCACCGCCACCTGACCCCCAACTTAAAACACCCGCCCCATCCGTGACGATTGACTGACCACTTGTTCCGTCTGCGTCAGGCAATGTCCACGTCACATTTGCGGCGATTGCGGCTGGTGCCTGAAATGCTACATAATTTGTGCCGTTTGCAATATCTTCCTTAAAACCAAGGCTTCTTTGGTCTTGGATGTAAACGCTACGGTGGAACTCATTACCGCTACCATTAACAGCAAACACGCGAACCGTACCCGTGCTGTCGTATAGCTGGAAGTTCATTGTGCTTCCGGGCGACACTATAGCAGTGCGCGTTGTCCCAGAGTTATCGTAGAATAACACATCGTCACTGTTTACATGCAGTTCCTGTGTCGCAGATGTGTCAATCTTGTTTGTTGTGCCATCGTGGTACAGTTGCATATCTTGGCCTGTGCCAAGCTGTAGACGGTTATCTGTAGCACCTGTGCTATCAGCAAATTGCACAAGCTGATTATTAACATCAAGTGTGCCACCTAGTTGTGGGCTTGTGTCATCAACAACATCATTTAACCCACCAGCACCAGCCGTAACATCGTTCCAACCCGCGCCATCATACCAGTACAGGTTACCGTCTGTGGTGTTTGTGTACAGCATACCAGCGGCAAGCGGATCGCCATCGTTGTCTACCGTTGGATTTGTTGCCTTTGCACCAAGATATGTGTCATCAAATGTGTCCAAAGCGGTTTCAGCCGCAGTCTGTGCATTACTTGCGTTAGTCGCAGATGTAGCCGCATTAGTCTCTGAAGTCGCCGCATTTGTTTCTGCCGTTTCAGCGGCGGCTTGTGCGGCCTCTGCCGCTGTCTGTGCGTCAAGCGCTTTCTCTTTGTGGTGCAACGCTGAATAGCCAGTGGTGACGCCATCGCTTAATGTAAACTGGCTGTCCTCTGGATTGATCGCCAGCTTCTCTGCATCGCTTGCATAATTGTATGCGGCCTCTGCATCAATGATTAAATCAAACTTTGCCGCATCAGCGTTGCCACTAATTGGCGTTGTGCCACTTGATGTATGCTCTGTGTTGACGCGATAAATGTTGTCGTTGCTGGCGTCCTTCACAATATCGCGTTTGTAATATGTGGTGCTTGCGGCCCAGTTACCCCGGAACGTGCCGATATCCTCGCCTGCTTCTGGGTTGCCGTTTGCGTCAAACGCTAGGTTTTTACCAGCGCGTTCTGATGCTGATGGCAGTGTCATATCCAACGTGCCACCATCAGCCACTAATGCCGGGTCATATACTGGCGCTCTCATAGAGCGCTGGCCTTCCTCTGCTAACTGCTGATCAAAGATTGTCAGCGCGTCTAGCTGTTCATTGAGGCTTGACGCCAGCAAGTCCCCGGCAGTCACAAAGTCAGTGACGCGCTCAATGTCTCTCGCACCAATAATAATGATTGTGTCTGAGGCGGTTGGTGTTGATGGCACGTTAGTGCCAGTCACAATTGTCACTGACCCGGTGCCATTCGCATTAACTGTCACAGTATAGTCTGTGGTCAGCGTCAATAGTGTTGTGTTGAAATAAACGGCCACATCATTTTCGTCTAAGACCTCAAACGAAAAGGCATATGGGCCAACACCCGCTGACCCGGTAAACACGACACGCCGTGTGATTGCGTTGATGTTATAGTCTGCCATTTAATGCCTCACATTCTGCTGTGAATAATACACTATTTACTGTCCTGCCGCTACCCGCTCTCTTAATTCTGGGTATTGTTGCATTAGTATCTTTCTGCCGACACTAGCATATTTATTGTAAACGGCTCTAATTGCATCCAACTTATCTTCTTTTGTCGGCAGATCGTTATACAGCGGGTTGTAGATCAAATCATTCAGCGCGTCTTTCATCGTTGGCTGTGATGGATCAGGGGTATTCATTGCATAGATCAGTGAGTTGTACTGCTCATTGTTCAAGATAACGCCGCTGATGTTGCGGCGCGGCATAGCTATCCCGTCACCAAGTTCCATCAATTCCCGATCAAGACCCTCATATTTCGCATCCATAATTCTAATAGGTGAGAACATTTCCCACCCAGCGCCACTGCCCTGCATACGAACCTCGCCCCATAAATTTAATGATGGCGGCAGATCAGCGCTAAATACGGGGTGACGCGCCTTTGCTTTTTGCAATGCTGTGTAAAAGCCACGGGTCATTGGGCCTAATTGTGTTGGATCTTCTCCAAAGAAACCCTCACCCGGTAGCAATGTGCTTGACGCGGCTGGATCTTGCATACGCTCAATGCCAGCGCCAAATGAAGATACAGTCGGTATAACTTGCAGTGCCGCTGTGGTTGCGCGTTCAGCAAAGAATTTTTGCGCTTGCTCAAATCCTACCCTTGGGTCTGAGTTATTTAGTATGGCGGTTAAATCAGATACGCCTTGCAAGAATGGTTGTTGCATAGCGTAGTTGTAAAGACCAAGGCCAGACGCAACCGTAATATTTTCTAATACGCTGTTGTCATCTTCATATTGAGCGTAGTATGCGTAGTCAGCCGCCATAGCCAGCAAGCCTGACAGCGGATCAAGGCGCGAATAGGTGACGCCGCGATATGTGCCATCGTCCATTTTAAAATTGATGGTATGCGGCATAAGGCCAAGACGCTCCATAGCCTGACGCGCTTGCGGGTCTGTAGGCCCAGCACCCATAATGATAACTTGATTGTCTGGTGTATGCAGGCCAGATCCCATATAAGCAAACGCGGCCATCATAGATGAACCTGTCGCAATCCTTGCCATAGCTAAATCAGCTTGCTTGCCGCCAGCCACTAAGTCACGCCGCACACTAGGGTACAACAGTGATATAGGTGATCTTAATGCAACCTCATTTAAAACATTAACTGGCGTTTTAAAAAATGCCGCACCAAATATTTTTACAAGTGGGTGAGACATGAAGCCCTGCATCTCACCAGCAAAACCATCCAAGTCGCCTTGAAACGTCAACTCTTTTGCGGCGTCACGCGCCGTTGCCATAGCTGACTGATCTGGGTTTTCTAGCACCCTGACATATTCAACAGCGGCTAGGCGCTGTGCTTCGGCAGGCTCTGTGCCGTTTGCAATTAACTCATCATAATAATCAAACTGCCTTTGCCGCGCCTGTTTCTTGATAGACGCCCTATAGGCAATGGCCTTAAAAAATTCATCCTCTGCCAGCATAAATCTGCCAGACATTCGTATATAAGTGCCAACAGTATTGATGGCACCAGCCGCATAGTTACCATTTCTAAGCTGGCTATATATCTCAGTAATGTCACCAGTCGATCCAATGGCGCGTCTGTTTCTTACATCAATCTTGCTAGTAAAATCGCTGGCCTCTTCTTTTACAAAAGCCTTGCCAGAAACCAACAAAGCATCAATAAAGCTAGTGCCTATTGTCTCTAACTGGATCAGGCCATCACGCGCATACGCTCTGTCTTTTGCATTAACGGGGCCGCGAACACCGGGAATAGCAATTCTGTTGACGCCGCTTGCACCAATGGCCCCGGCAACCATTTCTTCAAGAGACTTTGTCCCCATAAATATGGCATTACCAGCTACGTTGACCATATGCGTACCGGGATTTGATAAAATAGAATTAATAAACACCTCAGTTAAAACATCAACGCCGCGATCAAATATGCCCTTTACTAATTTTGTTTTGGATGCGTTGTTTGGCAGTGACAAATACAAACTGCCAAGATGCTCAATGTTGATGCCCTCATTTTCCAACACGCCAAGCAATTCATCACCCCGGCGCAGATCAACGCCAATCTTTTGCGCTTGTTGCATTGCATACATCATGCGGCCTGCTTCACTAACCGCGCCAGACAGGTTCGAGTAAAGCGCAAATTCCATCGTTAGATACTGTGCCGCTTCAGCAAATAATTCACGGCGTGTTACTTGATCTGTTGCCGCGCCAGCCATTTCAAATGCGTCTTGTGTTTTGCGCGTTAAGTCACGCGCTAATATAAGGCCAGCCAACACATCTTCAGCCGCGTCACCCCTGCCCGGCTGGCGTGTCAGCCACTTTTGTAACACCCGGTCTGCGCCTTGTTCTTCGGCTAACTGTAACAGCGCGTCATAATTTAACGTGCCACGCCGGGCGCGTTCAAATAAATCCTTGTTTAATTCTTTAACCTTTAGCATGTAGCCGCCAAGGTCAAAGTCACCAGACGCATTCATAAGCGCTGGTAGGTTCAGCCCCTTGTCAAACTTGACATCTAGGATACCCTCAAGCGCGTCAATGTCTGCCTGATCTGCCTGACGTATGACAATGCGTTCACCAATGGTTTGTATGTCCTTTGGTGGCACCGCCGCTGTCACGCGCTTTTCAGCTTCGCCAACCCGCTCACCAATAAACTTTGTGGCACCCTTCACAACATCGCCAAGGCTAGCAACCTGCACGGTGCCTTCCGGCAACGACACTGGCTCAATAGGCTCTGGGATCTCATCCGGCGTTACAGGCGCTAAAGCCTCTTGCTCAGTCGTGACCTCATCAGACACACCAAATGTAATTTCTTCCATTTGCTGGGCCTGCGCCATTTGATCCATTTGTTCTGTGAGATCACGCGCCATAGTTTATCCTTTGTTTTCTACACCATCTTGCAACGGTGTTGGAACTTTACTCAGCCCCTTCAGTGCCTGATAAAACTGCGCCCTCTGGGGTTGCATTTTCATAGGCTCTTGCGGCTTCATCGAGTTTTGATCTGTTGACTTCTGTTCTTTCATACCAAGGTACATCCGCTCTTGCTGTTACTTTAAATCCTGTTGGAACAATACCAGATTTGGGTTTCTTAACAAACGCCAAAAACTCTTTGGCGCGTTCCGGTGTCATATAAACAAACGAACCATCTGATAGTGGATATCTTTGCACTGGCCCATCTTGACCCCTAATATATCTAAACCCAGACGCAAACTCATCTGTCTTGCCCTCAGTGACACCTTTGCCAACTGGGGTTCGCTCACTAATAGCTTGCAGTGTTGAGTGGCTTACAACTTGCTCACCTTCAATAACCCAGCTTTCCCAATGGAACCTGCCAAGGCTGGCGTCTTGTGGCCGTCCAATCATCTCATATGCTTGCTGTATATTGGGCCGCATCGCATCTTCAAGTGCCTCAGTAACAAGCAAACCGCGTGGCCCTTTAAATATACCATTTAAGCCCTCGCCTGATGGGCCAATACCGTCATAAATGTTTTCACCACCAAATCTACCATCATCCCAAAGATGACGCCCTTGTATACGATCCATAACCAAAACATCATCGCGTCCAGCAACAAGCAAAATAAAGCTTACAACTTTATTATCAATACCAGCGCTTTCTGTCAGCGTCATAAATTTGCGCCGTATTTCTTTTGCCGGGATGTCTGGATTAGAAACCATATCATGTATAATTTCCAACACAGTCTGATTTGAATTTGCTGGGCGCTTTGCAAGTTCAAACAACAGTTTTCCGGCCGCATTAACATTCATTGTTACTTGTTTTCCGGGTGATCCCTCTGGCAAAGATTTTTTCATGTTATCTTTCCAGAAATTTAAATCAGCTTGATCAAACGTACCGTTAACAACCTTTTCCATCATAGGCGCGGCGTCTTGCATGATATCAATAAATGCCGCCTCTTGCTGAACCGGGCCAGCGCCGCGTGATAAAATACCCCACACAAACAAATCAGCGGTCATGCCGGGATCTGCCTGCCCACCTTGGTACATGTCTCGTATTTGAGAAACAAACGCAAAACCCTCATCAACACCAGCCTTTAATTCTGGTGTTAATTTTTGCAGTTTTTCAGCAATCTTTTCTGGCGATCTGCCATACTCAATAGCCACCATTGGTGGGTGCGGCAAGTAGTCTCCACCCATTGTTTCCTGTGCAAACTTTTGCCACCCAGCAACAGACTTGGCCGCATCCGGGTTATTGGCTAGCGCCGCATCAATATTTGGCAAAACTGCTTCTTTGTTGCCTTTTGGAAATGCTTGGACAATTGGGGTTATAGCTTTTTCGCCCGTACCCTCAATCAACAGTTTTGCTGGGGTTTTATGACCACGCGCTGTTTCTGGCGCAACTTTAATTAAGGCTTCTTCTTCTGGCTTTTTACCCATCAGCTTCTGAGCGCCTACAATAGCCTCATCAACTATCTGGGTAGGGTCTACACCCATACCCAGCGTAACGCCGCTCTTGGCCTCTTCTAGCCGGGCTGGTGCGCCTGCCGCATAATCGGCAACAGCGCCAGCCCCGGCCTTGGCAACTTTCGGCCCAACAAGGCCCATAGACGCAAACTCGCCAGCCAAATACCCGCGCTTCATTGCCTCTTTGGTTTCATCGTCAATTGGCATTCTGTCTACAAGGCCACTAAATAATTCGCCTGCTTTTTCAGATCCTATCGTGCCAGATATAGCGCTAAACCCTTTGCCAAACTCTTCAACGCCTTGCCCCTCTTCAGCCAACAATGCTTGCAGGCCACCATACAATAACGCGGCAAGATCTTGCGGCCCGGTAACCAATGCACCCGGCACACCCGCCAAAGCGCCAGCTTGTGTGCCGCCAACCTCTTTTTCAGTAACAGGCGCATCAGCCGCCTCAGACAACGCATAGATATCACGATAGTCACCGGGGCCAAGCGCTTGCATTTGTTCCATAGCCAAAGCTTCATCAAACATTCGGCGCAAACGATAGTTGCCGTTTTCATCGCGCACAGTTTCCAGATCTCCACCACTTTCAGCGGCGATCATTGTGTTCAATTGTTCTTGTGCTATGTCTGTCATTGTTCTAGCGCCGCTCTAATTCTTCTAATGCTTGATATAGCGTCAAGCAACTCATTGTGTTTGTTTTGGTGGGTGTCTGGACTACTATCAAGAATAGACGATGACTGATTTATAAGCGCATTAAGGTCATCCTCTGTATCAGTTTTGGCGCGTTCCATCCCAAGTTGGTCTTTTTTAATTTTGTTAACGACACCTAACGCGGCACTTAATTCATCCTTTAAACGCTTTTGAGTATTACCCTTTTTAATAAAGTTATCAGCCCACGCAATCCTATCTAAATTTGGATTGTCTCTGATCGCCTCATCTAATTCTACCATACCCTGCATTACAAACTTTGCCGCTTCACTGCGCTCACCAGTTGGGTCTAGCGTTAACATGCCAAGGTCAGCAACACCAAGTGCATTCTTAATTCTGTCAATGGCCTGCTTTCTTAGGCTGTCTCTGTTTGTCTTTACGACAGTCAAATAATTTCTAGCCGTTTGCAGAGTTAGTTTTCTCTCTGACCGGGCAGTTAAAATATCGTCAACAGTTAGGAAACCATCCATTCCCTTTTGATCAAGAACAAGGACAGTATCAAGATCGTCAAAGCCACCCTTAACAAAATACGCCTCATTAAATTGAGACGCCTCATCCGGGGCAAGATCCCGTAGTTGCACTATTTTTGCCCTGACATCTTCATCGTCAGCGGTGCCATCAATCAACGCTTCAGTCAATTCAGATTTTAAATCTCGTATTTGATTTTTTCGCTGGCGTTCAGCCCGTGCCTCTATGGCGGCGTCTTGCGCGTAAAAGTCATTGACGGCAGTGTTTGCCCGGCTAAATGCTTGAAGCCTTTGATCCGCATCAAGCGACATCATAACTGTCGCCACTGCGTTATCTGTGACCTTTATCTTGCCAGTCGTAATTGTGTCTAAAATCTCTTGGCTGTTTTTTAGTGGGTTTCGCAACACATACTCAGACACAATGTTTAATTGTGCTTCGCTAACCGCCTTTTCAAAATTTTCAAGGCCGCTGGTCAATGCTGTTGGATCTTCAATAGAATTGGCAAAAGTAACCAGTTTTGTTTTTTCATTCATTATAATGCCAAGCATTTCTTCCGGGCTTTTAGACGCCGCGTTAAATACTTGCTGGCCTATGTTATCAACAATCTGATCAATGCCCTTCTTGGCTATATATTCGGCTTGCTCTTCAGCTTTTTCTGCCATCATCTTGATGTGTGATGTGTAGGCAGAATTGCCCAATGATGACAAGTTCAATCTTAATTTAGCGCCAGATGATGGATCAACGTCAGACATAGCGCCGCTAAACCCATTGATGACGCCGTCAATCTGATTTTGGAAATCAACGATGTTTGTGTAATTTAAAAACCCATCATTGGATATATTGTTGATTGCATCACGCGCCGCTATTTCCAAATTATTTTGCACGGTGTCCAATGCGGCCTGACGCTCTGCCCGGCCCCGGACAGTGTCTGTGCCGCCGGGGATCAATGCCTCTCTTGCAGATGCGTCTTGCGCTTTTAATAGGTCTGCCGCGCTAGGCGCATTGGCCGCGCCAAACTCAGCGCCCTCAATCTTTGCTTGTGTTTCGTATTGCTGAAAAGCAAAACGTGACATCTGGTCAAGTGATTGCGCGATGTTCTGTGCCACCCTAGCCTGCGCCGTGCCAGTAGCCACAAAGTTGACGCCGGGCAAAGATGCTACACCAACGCCCAGCGGCCTGTATTGTGTAGATCTAGCCATTACCCAATACTCGCTTTCATCATCAAGCCAGAACCAAACGTGCCAATAGCGGCGGCAATGCCGCCCTGTTTAGCCGCCCGTGCCTGCAACATAAATTGATCAGCCTGCATGTAGCCGCCACGCAAAGCAATGATCTCGTTATTCTTAACCGTGTATAATTCTTTAACGCCCTTGGCTCTGGCGGCTTTTTGCAAGTTATCTACATTGCCCAGACCAATACCACCATATGCGTTAATTGTGGCCGCTGTTGACAGCATGTTATCTAACACAGCAACGGCTTGTTGCTTTTGTTTGATAGCCTCTTGTTGGGCCTGCATTCTGGTGTAGCCAGCTTGCGCTTTCAGCCCGGCCTCTTGTGCCAGACCGCCCCGGTATTGCATGTACGCACTAGCACCCGCTAGCGCTAATCCTATTGGCCCTAATGCCGCACCACTCATTGTCCCGCACTCACTTTATAATCAATGCCAAGCAGTGTCATTTTTAATGGCACCTCTTGACCAATCGTTATTTGACCATCGTATGTATAACCTAACATAGAATGTAGCGTTTTAATACCAGTGTACTCAGGCACCGCGCCACCAAGCACACCCGTGCCAAACTGTCTAAATGGCACAAGCTTGCCGTCAATCGTCAGCGATTGTGTCTCAAACAATTCAGCATTTACCTCAAAGATGCGTTTTTTAAATCCTTTCAGTGATCCGCTTGACAAGCGCGGCTCAACTGGCAAGGTCTTAATCTCCGGCGTAAAGTTAGTGCCAACCTGATAGCTGGTTGTAGCGGCTGTGCCAAACGTAATAGTAAATGGGCTGATACCGACAGTCTGGTCAGGCTCAATAATGCCATCGCGGATGATCTTGACTGTCTCGCCCTCAAGGTGCGCCATAGTAACGCTAGACGCCGCGCCACCAGTCTTGGCGCAATCAAGCAACACATCAGCGTCAAATAACTCAACGTAATATCTGTCAGTGGCACCGATAGTAAAATCAACATCAGTCAGTCTTACGGCATCGCTAGATGTGATTGTTAGGTTGCTACCGCCAGACACAGTGCGCGTGATGGCAACAACATTAGCCGCCGGGTTTGGAGCATTATAACCAGCAACAGAATTGATGGCAGTGGCTAGATTGTCAGCCACATCATCATTGGTTAATGCGCCGCCAACTTGAAATTCAAGATCTGTGGCTGGGGTGCCAGTCACCGCCGTGAATGTTGTTGATGTCCCGGCATTGTCTGTTAGCACAACAGTTTCGCCATTGGCGATGTTAGTCGCGTCAGTCACCGTGATAGTAGCTGTTGCATATGGCTGAACCGTGCGCTTGACCACAGTGTAGATGTCG